CTGAAGGCCGAATACAAGCTCATCTACGAGTGCGAAGGCCGTTGGGGCGGTGAGGACCAGGCGGCGGAGTACGCCGAACTGCTGGACGATCCGGCGGCCGACTTCGCCGCGGACTTCTCGCCCAAGGGCAACGACATCGTCCCGGTGTCCGACCCGACCGTGGTCACCCGCGCGCAGGCGCTCGCCAAGGCGCAGGTGATCCAGCAGACCGCCGTCGCCTTCCCGGGCGCGATCAACCCGCAGGCCGCCGCCAAACGCACGCTGGAGGCCGCCGAGATCGAGAACGTGCAGGAACTGTTGTCCGAGCCGCAGCCGCCCCCGCCGCAGATGCTGGCCGACGTCGACAAGACCAAGTCCGAAACCACGTTGAACCTCGCCAAGGCCAAGGAAGCCGAGGCCAGCGCCGGCCAGAAGGCCGCCGACGCGCAGGTCAAGACCGGCGAAGCGCACGCCCAAGGAGCACAGGATGCCGCCTACCAGCTTGGCACAGCCCACGAGGGAGGACTGGCAGATGTGGGTGGAGAACCCGGTCAGCCAATGGGTGTTTCGGGCGCTCCAGACGGCGGCGGAAGCCCAGCGGACGGCATGGGTCAACCAGACATGGGGGCCGGACCTGTCGGGGGAGCCGGGCCGCCCGGACCCGATGCACCTGTTGGAGCTTAAGACCCGCGCCGACGCCTACGTGGCGATGGCGGAAGCCCCGTACGACAAGCTCTGCGAGCTGTTGGACCAAGAACCTAAAGAGGCCGAATAGTGGGCACGATCCCCAAGCTTGAAGACTGCAACCCCGGCTTCGCGCCGGTCGAGTACAACGTCGTCATCGCCCCAGAGACCGCCGAAAGCATCAGCAAGGGCGGCATCATCCTGACCGACGCGATCAAGGAAACCGAGGGCATGGCGAAGGTGTGGGGCCTGCTGGTCTCCGTCTCGCCGTTCGCCTTCAACTACCAGGACGAATGGCCCGAGAGCTTCGCCCCGCCGCAGCCCGGGGAACAGGTGCTGTACGCCAAGTACGGCGGCACGCTGGTCACGGGCGCCGATGGCGTCGAGTACCGCGTGCTGAAAGACAAGGACATCGCGCTGGTTCGGCGTGTCTGACCCCATTCTCCCCCAATGCGGGGAGCCCAGGCCGACAGCGGCCTAAACCCTGAGAGACAACATGGCTGAAGATGCCGATGGCGGGGTGATCGACCTCGCCGAAGACGCCGCGCATGCGGCAACGCCCGATCTGGGCGATACCGACGTCGTTCGCACGGTCGCGAAGTCCCTGGGCTGGCTCGACAAGGACCAGTACGGGAACGAAGGCCAACCGTGGGTCGACGCCGCCGATTTCCTCATCGAAAACGGCAAGAAGACCAAGGGTCTGCGCAAGCAGATGGACGAAATGCGGGATGCGGTGAAGCGATCGGCGAAAGCGGCCGAGCGGATCATCGAGGACCAGCGCAAGAAGGCCATTGCCGACGCCCGTAAGGCCGTTCGGGAGGCCGCCGCCAGCGGAGACGAGGACGCGGCCGAAGAAGCCGCCACAGCCCTCGCCAAAGCCGTCGAGACGCCCGCCGAAGATACGAAAACCATCGTCGCCGACTTCGCCAAGCGTAACGCCACTTGGTTCGAAGTGGACGACGACGCGATGGCGCTCGCTGTCGCGGTCTGCCAACGCGAAGGCGACAAGGGCACATCGCACGAGGAGCAGCTTCGCAAGGCCGAAGCCGCCGTTCGCCGGGCTTTCCCCGACCTGTTCGAGGACAAGCCCGCCAAGAAAGACCCGCCGGCCGTCGAAGGTGGCAGCCGCGGCAACCAGGGCGCGCCCCGCGCGAAGGGGTGGGCCGACATTCCCGCCGCAGCCCGTCAGGCCGCCGAAAAGGCGTTCATCAAGGGCGGTCGGCTGACCAAGGAAGAATACGCGACGTCGTATTGGGAGGAGAACTGACATGACCCGTGGCACGAGGACCGAACGGGTCCAGGCCGAGCGCCGCCGTCGTGACGATGGCTCGCTGGATCGCATGTACGAGATGAAACTCGCCGTCCCGCCGCAGTTCGCGAACGACACCGAGTACCAGTATCGCTGGGTGAACGACGCCGATAACCGCGTCCACTTCCTCAGCACCTACGACGACTGGGACGTCGTCACGTCGGAGAAGACCGAGGTCACTGGCGTCGACGCTCTCCGCCGCCCTGTCGGCACGAAAACCAACGGTCACCCGCTTGAAGCGGTGCTGATGCGCAAGCGGGTCGAGTTCGTCCGCGCCGACGCCGAAAAGGCCGAAGCCAAGCGCAAGGCTCAGGAGCGCCAGCTCGTGACCGCGACCAAGACCGACGAAAAAGACACACGCTCCGAGGCCGTTTCCTACGTCCCGGCAGGCAACTCCATCACAAGCGGGCCCTACAGCCCCTAGGGATTTCACACCATGGCTAACGTCAATGCTCCGCAGGGCCTGCGCCCTGTGGCTGACGCTTCTGGCCGGCCCTACAGCGCCGCTCTCAAGCGTTACGCCCTCCTCGTGGGGGAAACCAACGACCTCTACATCGGCGACCCCGTCATCGTCGGCGGTTCGGCCGACGCCGATGGCGTCCCGAACATCGTCAAGGCGACCGCCGGCGCGACCAACAAGCTCACCGGCGCCATCGTCGGGTTCGAGCCCTCGGCGTCCATCGTCGCCAACGGCTATCGTGTCGGCGCTACCGTCGCCTATGCGCTGGTCTGCGACGACCCCAACGCGCTCTACGAAATCCAGGCCTCGACGCTCGCGCTCGGTGACCTGGAGGCCAACTCCATCCTCGCCTCCGGCACGGGCTCCGCCCTGACCGGCTCGGGGTTCTACATGGACACGGCCACCAAGGGCGCGAGCGCCACCTACCAGCTGCGCATCGTCGGCATTTCCCAACGCCCCGACAACGCGCTCGGCCAGTACTGCAAGGCTCTGGTCCGCATCAACCTCCATACCGAACTGGGTCTCCCAGACGGTGTGGGCTACTAGGGGGGATTGTAGACAATGCCCGTTATCACTCGTTCCAATCACCCCGACGCTCTCTGGCCTGGGGTCAAGGCCTGGTACGGCAAGAAGTACGGCTCGATCACGCCGGAATGGTCGCAGATCTTCGACAAGCGTTCCTCGGACAAGTTCCAGGAACGCGTCATCGAGACGACTGGCTTCGGCCTGGCCGCGCAGAAGCCGGAAGGCGCGTCGATCACCTATGACAGCGATCTGGAGGGGACCAAGTCCACCTTCACGCACGTGGTCTGGGGTTCGGGCTACATCGTCACCCGCGAAGAGCAGGAAGACGACCTCTACTCCGAGGTCTCCAACGCTCGCGCCGGCGCCCTGGCCTTCTCGATGCGCACCACGGCCGAGATCGTGCACGCCAACGTGCTCAACCGGGCCTTCAGCGGCTCCTACCTGGGCGGCGACGGTGCTTCCCTGGTGTCGCTGACCCACTCGACCCTCAGCGGTTCGCAGTCGAACCGCCTGACCGTGGACGCCGACCTCAGCGAGACCGCGCTGGAGTCGATGCTGAAGCAGATGGCGCAGGCCCGCAACGCGCGGAACCTGAACATCCCGATCATGGGCGAAAAGCTCATCGTGTCGACGGATGACATGTTCAACGCCGAGCGGATCCTGAAGACCAACCAGCGCGTCGGCACGGCGAACAACGATATCAACGCCATCAAGGCGAAGGGGCTGCTTCCGGGTGGCTACATCGTGAACCGCTACCTGACCGACCTGGACGCGTGGTTCATCCAGACCAACGTGGAAGACGGCCTGATCTCGTTCTGGCGTCGCGAAGTCGCCCTCGAAAAGGACAACGACTTCGATACCGAGAACGCCAAGGCCAAGTCGACCATGCGCTTCAGCGCCGGTTGGGGGGACTTCCGGTCCCTCTACGGCTCGCAGGGCGCTTAAGACGGCAACGGCGCGCCGGGTTCGTCCTGGCGCGCCACCGTCGACCCGCCATGACCTATATCCCCGGTCAGAACTGGTACATCTGCGACCGCTGCGACCAGAAGGTCCGCAAGGCCAATATCCGCAAGGAATGGTCGAACCTGATGGTCTGCGAGCCCTGCCTCGACCCCAGGCCGGTCGAAATGACGCCGCCTGTCGTCTGGCCGGAAGGCACGGCCATCCCCGACAGCCGCCCGCGTCAGCCTGACGTCTTCGTCACCACACCCGTTCGCCCCGAGGACCTTTGATGGCCACGTCAGGCACGATCAACGGCACGCTCACCGTGCGCGATATCCTGACCGTGTCGCTGCGCCTGCTGGGCGTGCGCGGCAAGGGGCAGGAGCCCACGGCGGACGACGCGAACGTCGCCATTCCGCTGCTCAACGGCATGCTGAAGACGTGGCAGGCCGAGGGCTGCAACCTGTGGCGCCAGATACAGGACACCGCGGCGTTCAGCGTCGGCGTCTCCACTGTCGCCCTCGATCCGCGCGTGCTGGACGTGATGGAAGCGCGCTACGTGGAAAGCGCCACCTTCGAACGCACGCTGGGCCGATGGGAGTGGGGCGATTACGTGACCCTGCCCAACAAGATCGCGTCCGGTCTGCCGACCATCTTCGTGCTCGATAAGCAGCGCACGGCCATCAACATGACGGTCTGGCCCGTGCCGTCCGTCGCCACCACCATCCGCTATACCGCCGCGCGCGTGATCGACGACACCAACGACCTCAACGACGAGGTGGACTTGCCGCAAGAGTGGCTGGAAACCGTCTATTTCAACCTCGCCGAACGGCTGATCGCCATCTATGGCATCGACGCGCTGCTTCCGACCGTCGCGCAGCGGATCACCGCCCGCGCGCAGCAGCTCTACGCCAAGATGCTCGATTTCGACCGCCCGGCGTCGGTGTTCATGAAGCCCTGGGGCGCGCGTTGACCGTCGTTCCGCTCGGCCAGGGGACCTACACGCGCACCGACAGCCCGTCGCTGATCCTGCGCAACATGTTCTACGAGCCCGACCCCGCCAACCTCGAGGACGGCGTGTCGCTGATCTCGCGATACGGCACGTCGCTCTATTTCCACCTCGCCACCGGCCCGGTGCGGGGCATTCTGTCGCCCGGCGGCGTGTTCTCGATCCTCAACATCTACGTGGTGTCGGGCAGCACGCTCTACCAGCTCATCGGCGGTAGCGGCGGCCTGCCGCTGGGCACCATCGCCGGGTTCGACCCGTCGTTCATGGTGGCGGCCGGCAACTTCATGCTGCTGACCGGCGGCGGCGTGCTCTACAAATACCCGGTCGGCGGCCCACTCAGCAGCGTGACGCTTCCGGCGCCCTCCGGCGCGGTGTCGATCAAGTACCTCGCGGGCTTCTTCCTGCTGCTGCACACCAATTCGCAGCGCATCTATTTCTCCGCCGCCCTGGTCCCGACCTTCGACCCGCTGGACTTCTTCAGCGCCGAGAGCGAGCCCGACTATCTGGTCGCCCAGGAGACCATCGGCGACGAGCTGTGGCTGTTCGGCGTCAACTCGGTCGAGGTCTACGCGCCGACCGGCGACCCGGATATTCCGTTCCTCAAAATCCCCGGCCGCGCCTTCTCGATGGGCTGCGCGGGCGCTTACGCAGTCTGCAAAACGCCGGACTGCCTGGTGTTCGTGGGCCGCGACCATGTGGTCTACCGCACCTCCGGCGCGCCCGTCCGCATCAGCGACCCGGCCATCGAGCAGGCGATGGCGGAGCATCTGAACGACACGATCACCATGTGGTCGGCGACCATCGAGGGTCATACCCTCGTGCACATCAACATCTCGATCTACCGCACCCTGGTCTACGACCTGACGACCGGCAAATGGTCGGAGTTCACCTCGTTCGGCTCCGACCGGCTGGAGTTCACGTGGTCGACCCGCGACTATCTCGACCGCGTCCTGGTGGGGTCGAACATCGACGGCAACCTGTGGATCGTGGATCCGAAGATCGCCAAGGACAACGGCCAGCCCGTCGTCTGCGAGTTCAGCGCCTACATGCCGAACCCCGGCACGCCGCAACGCAACGACACCCTCGTGCTCGACTGCTCGGTCGGCATCGGCGACGCGCTCGAGCCCGACGACTTTCCGCTGATCGAATGCGCGGTTTCGGACACGCGCGGCAAGCTGTGGCGCGATCTCGACCCGCAGCCGTTGGGGCGTGAGGGCGAATACGCGACGAACGTGGCCTGGGACGGCCTGGGCATGATCGAGCGGCCGGGCCGGCTGTATAAGTTCCGCCTGTCGCCTCCTGAGCGCTTCACCGTGCGCCAGGTCCGCATGAACGAGAGCGTCTGATGCTTTCGCCGTGGGGGATCAAGGAAGACGCCATCCAGGCGCAGACCGGTCCTGACGGCAAGGTGCGGCTGTCGCCCAAGGTCACCGATCGCTTCCAGCGTTTCCTCAATGACCTGATGACCGCGGCGAACGACTACGCGGCGCGGCTGTCGGTTCTCGAAACCACGTCATCCGCCACCTTCTCCGGCACACCGTCCGGCGCGGGCCTGCTGACCATCCCGCACACCCTCGGGGTAACGCCCACCCGCTACTCGGCCCAGACGGTCGGATCGTCGTTCGCCGTGGTCAACATCGACAGCGTCGACGCGACCAACCTCGTTTTGAAATTGTTCGACGCGGCCGGCGCGGCGATCACCTCCGGCACGTGGTCGGTGCGCTGGTACGCGGCGAAGTAGCCGCGTGATCTCCGAAAACCGCGACCCGGCCTTCTGGCTGGCTGTCGCATCGCACCCGGCCGTCGCGCCGCACACGCACGTGACGCCGGACGCTATCGTCCCGCTGATCGCCCGGCCGGACATCGTCCCGCTCGCCACGGCCAATGGCGGCTTCCTGTTTGTCCAGATGGACGGCCTGGGGCGGACCTTCGAACTCCACACCCTGTACCGGCCGGAAGGTTGGGGCAGGGAGGTGGCGGGCGGCCTGAAGGCCGCCATGGACGCCATGACGGCCCGCGGGCTGCAATTGCTGGTGACGCACGAAGTCGAGGGCTGGTGGCGATCCGCCCCGCCTCGAACCCACGGCTGGAAGGCCATTGGGCCGTTCGCCCCGGCCGGCGACCTGCCGGCGATGAAGACCTGGATATTGACCCGCGAGGCCTGGGAGCAATCCCCCGCCCGCCGGCGCATGAGGTGACCCAATGCCCCTAGCTGCTATCGGTGCGGGAATTGCTGGGTTCGCAGGCACGGCCGGCGGAGCCGCGACAATCGCGAGCGTCGCCGGTCTTGGCGGCGCGCTGATCTCGTCCAACGCCACCAGCAAGGCGGCGAAGGCCGCTCAGAACGCCGCGAACCAATCCGCCCAACTGCAACAGCAGCAGTACGACCAGACCCGCGCCGACAACGCGCCGTTCCATCAGGCCGGTGTCAACGCCGTCGACGCCGCGCAGCAGCGGCTTGGCCTGACGCCGGCCACCCAGACGACGGATTGGGCGAAATACGTCCAGTCGAACCCCGACGCCCTGGCCAACTGGAACGCCATCCAGGGCACGCCCGACGCCGCGCAGTTCGGCGGCGACATGGCGAAGTTCGGCCAGTACCACTATCAGCAGGACGGCTCGCGCCGCGACATCTCGCAGTTCCAGACCGCGAACCCGAACGCGCAGCCCCTTCAAACGCCCGAGCGGCCCACTACGGCGGCGCGGCCGGACCTTCCGGCCCCAACCCCCTACGCGACGCCCGAATACACGCCCACGGCGGGCTATCAGGCCCCCGGCCTAGCGCCTCAGGTCGGCTACACCGCGCCGACCCTTGGCGCGCAGGTCGGCTACAATGCGCCGGCGGTGTCGCAGGCTCCCGGTTACACTGCACCGGCGCTTGGGGCTGCGCCCGACCTCGCGCGGCCGGACGCCGGAAACCTCGACGTGTCGCTGGGCGCCTATCAGGCCTCGCCCGACCTCCAGTACCAGATCGACCAGGCCAACCGGAACACCGACGCCAGCCTCGGGGCGAAAGGAGGGTTGCAGTCCGGCGCGGAGCTGAAGGCGCTCCAGAAGAACGCCATCAACCTGTCGCTGGCCGACTACAACAACTGGAAAAACCAGACCACGAGCCAGTTCAACACCGATCGCTCGACGACGAACGCCAACTACGAGGCGGATCGCAACTCGGCCAACGCGCTCTATCAGTACGCGGGCAACTATGGGCAATCGAACGCGCAATTCGGGGCGAACCTCAATAATTCGCAGTGGCAGACGACCAACGCGCTAAACCAGTCGAACGCCCAATTCGGGTCCAATCTCGCCGCCAACCAGCGCACGAGCGACAACGCGCTGAACCAATCGAGCGCGCAGTTCGGGGCCAACCTCGCGGCCGGCCAACGGACCAGCGACAACGCGCTGACGTCGCAAAACGCGCAGTTCGGCTATAACGCGGCTGCGGCCGACAACCAAAACCGCAACGTGTTCAACCAGTCGAACAGCCAGTTCGGCGCGAACCTCGCGAACAACCAGCAGCAGTACCTGACCAATCTGGGTCAGAACAACTTCAACACCGACCGCGCCTATCAGGACCAGGCGTTCACGTCGGATCGCGCCTATGACGCCAATCGCTACGACACCCAGACGAACAACATCCTGGCGTTGGCCGGCTATGGTCAGAACGCCAACGCGCAGAACCAGGCGGCCGGGGCGAACTACGCCAACAACACCAGCAACATCCTGACCAGCAACGCGGCGACCCAGGGCAACGCGGCGATGGCCGGCGCGGGGCAGGTCAACAACCTGATCTCCAACGGTACGAACGCCCTGGCCTACTACTACGGCAACAGGGCCCCGGCGAACTCCAACGCGCCCACCACGTCGGCGCTGCCCGGTTGGGGCGCCGCCAGCGGCTACACCACCCCCGTGACCTCCGCCATGTACCCGCGAGGCTAACCCATGCCCGAACTCGACTTCAGCCTGGTGGGGCAGGGGCCTCAGTTTCAGAACGTCCTCGGGGCCTATCAAACGGGCCGTCAGGACGCCAAGAAGCGCAATATCGAAAGCGCGCTCGCGTCCTACGACCCGTCGAACCCGCAGAGCTACCAGACCACGCGCTCGACCCTCATCAAGGCCGGCGCGATGAAGGAGGCGGCCGACGTCACCGAACTGCACCAGCAGGCCCAGCAGGAGGCCGCGCAGGCGCAGGAGGCGCAGGTCGCCGCTCAGGTGAGCGAAGCGATCCACAAGAACGACTTCAACGCCGCCTACGCCATGGCGGCCAATCACCCGAAGCTGATGGAGGCGGTCAAGGGCGTGGAGGAGCATGCCCAGCGCGTGCATTCCGAAACCGCCGCGATCCTGGCGCCGTTGCTGAACATGCCGCCCGCCGCCCGCCGCGCCGCCTTGGTGCAGCAGGCCCCCATGCTGAAGCGCCTGGGCTACGACGACGCGACCATCGCTACCTATCCGCTCGACGACACCAGCATCCAGGGCTTCGTCAACACCGCCATCGGTGTGAAGGGGCAGATGGAGCGGGCGGATAAAGAGCGCGACTTCGGGCTGAAGGCCGGCGCGCAGGAAGAAACCGGGCGCCATAACCGCGCCGCCGAGGGTGTCGCCAAGGGGCAACTCGGCGTCGCACAGTCCAATTCCGCGCGCGGATGGGCGGCCCACAACGCGCGCCTCAAGGCCGGCGGCTACGGCACGCCCGGCGTGGGTGGCGTGATCCCCGATGAGCAAGTGGAGGTCGACCCCTGATGGATCCGCTTGAAGGCAAGACCGGCACCGACAAGCGCACCGGCCAGCGCGTCGTTCGTCAGAATGGCGCGTGGGTTCCGTTGGGCGGAAAGCCGCAGACCCAAGAGGCCTCCATGCGGGGCCGGATGGACCTTGGCCTAGCGCCGATGATCCAATCTAATTCGGACATGGCGGCCGAGGAGCGTAAGGGCAATCCGTACTCGCTTCAGACCAACCCCGGCAACGCCGCGGCGAAGGTCATGTCCGATGTCGGGTTCGATGCCGCCGGCATCAAGTTCCACCCGTTCGAGGGCCTGGGGAAGGCTGTGGGCGGTCAGGACTTTCAGAACTACCATCAGGCCGCATCTGCGTTCGAGGCGCAGCTCATGCCGATGATGAGCGGCGCGGCGGTGTCGCCGTCCGAGGCGCAGCGCCAGATCAGGGCCGCGCTGCCGGAACTCGGCGATAGCCCCGAGACGCTGCACAAGAAGGCGCGCGACCGCATGATGATGCTGAACGGCGCGGCCAAGGCGCGACAACTCCCGCTACCCTATCCCGACGTGCCCACCTGGGGGATCAACACCACCAAGGTTCCCGGCGGCGGTAGCCCCGGCGCGGCGAACGACCCGCTGGGTATCCGGAGGCGCTAATGGCCGGTCTCGCCGACTTCCGCAAACAGTACCCGCAGTATCATGACATGTCGGACGGCGAACTCGCCGACGCCCTTTACGCGGCCCACTATTCCGACATGCCGCGCAAGGATTTCGACGCCTCCATCGGCATGCGGACGTCCCAGGGGCAGGGGTTCGCCAAGGGCGTCTATGAGGTGTCTAAGAACCTCGCGCCGCTGATCGGCGTCATGAATCCTGCGGCTTCGAATATCCTGCAGCAAGAGAGCGGCGCGGAGCTCAAAGGCATCGCGGCGCGCGAAAACGCTGGCGTGCGGTCGGGCGGCAAGGGGGAGTTTGCCGGCAAGATGATCGCCAGCGCGCCCACGATGTTCGTGGGCGGCCCAGCGATCTCCGGCGCCCTTCAGGGCTACGCGACCTCGGACGCCAAGGACATCGGCGGCAAGGCCATAGACAGTGCGCTGGGGGCGGTCGGCGGCAAGATCGGCGCGAAGGTGCTGAGCAAGGTGACGAACGTCCTGGCTCCTGCCGTAGACGGCGCTGTGTCGCGCCTGGCGCAGCGCGGCGTGAGGATGACGCCCGGCCAGGTGCGCGGCGGCAAGGCGATGATCGCCGAGGACAAGCTTATGTCCCTGCCCATCGTCGGCGATGCGATCCGCGAGGGCCGTAACGCCAGCATCTACACCTTCAACCGCGCCGCCGTGAACCGGGCGCTGGAGCCGCTGGGCGTCAAACTCCCCGATCACGTCCCGACGGGCCACGACGCCATCGACTTCGCTCACCAGGCGGTCAGCGACGCCTACAACACTGTCGTTCCGAAGCTGACGGCGAAAGTTGATCCGCGCTTCGTCGCCGGAATGAAAAGTGTCTATGAGACCAAGGTCGCTGGCCTGTCGGACGGCCTGCAAAAGACGTTCGACAACGAGCTGAAGAACGTGCGCTTTGGCCCTGGCGGAACCCTTGCCGGCGATAAGGTTCAGGGTGCGCTCTCGGATCTGCGCAAGCTGGCGAAGGATTACGGGACATCCGCCACAACCTCAGAGCGGAAGCTCGGCGATGCGTTCGGCGAAGTCGCCCGGCATCTGGAGGATATGGTTGTCCGCCAGAACCCGGAAATCGCGCCGGCTTTCAAGGCGGCCAACAAAGCCTTCCGTGGCCTCGCTATCGTCGAGAAGGCCGCAGCCGGCGCGGATAATGGTATCTTCACGACCGGGCAACTCAAGCAGGCGGTGAAGGCCGCCGACGGCTCGGCCCGCAAGAGCGCGGTCGCGCGTGGCGCGGCCTTCATGCAGGACCTGAGCAATGACGCGCGCAATGTGCTTCCGTCCAAGACGCCAGACAGCGGCACGGCGGGACGGCTTCAGACCGGCATCATCTCGAATATCCGTGGCGCGGCCGCGCTGGCGAAGCTGAAGACCGATCAGGCGTACACCAGCGCGCTCGCCCAGGCCGATCCCGAGGTGATCGCCTCAGTCCGACAGTTTCTCAAGACGCTTCAGCGTCCCGCTGCCTTCGCCGGCAGTTCGGCGCTCTCGACGCGCCCGAAATAGAGCCCAGGCCGACCGGCTGACCGCCGCGAAGGTCGCGCCGAACATGCCGTACCAAAACGCGGCGGTGTGCCCGAGGTCGATGGCGCGAGAGCCGAACTCGAACGCGCCGTAGAGGATCGGAAGCCCGAACAGGATCGTCAGCACGTGTTCGGTCGGGGTCGCGGGCTTCGTGACGTCTGCCATCTCGCCATTCTGCCTGAAGCGCCTCGCGCTGGCTAGACCGCCACCCCTCCGACATCACGCCCCGCGCGGGCCTTTGCGCATGGAGCAACCGCTTTGGCTGCTGGCATTCTCTACTTCCCCGGCGCGATGCCGTCGCGAAGC